TGATTTCTGCAAGAATTTCTGATGAAAGAATATTTGCAAGTTCTGATTCTGCGTCAAGACCGTGGATTGCTTTGAGGTCTTGTGCAAGTTCTAGTGTGTATTCTGCTTTTAATGCTCTTGACTTGGCAGTAACAGTAGCTTTCTCGATTGAGAATGCCATTTGAGCAAAACCGTTAGATGCTTCAACATCACCTAAAGCTTCTGCTGAAGCTGTAGACATACCTGAACCAGTTGTTGATTCGTATGAAGGTGAAGAAGTATCAAATGGGTCTGAGATGTCGTTAGTTCCGACACCGTCAGCAGTTGGGTTAGCAGCTGAAGAGTATCCAGTTCTAACTTCGTCAATTCCCATTGCTTCTGATTTAGCTAATCTTGTTCCTGAAGGATAATCATTATATCTTGCTTTCATAGCAAAGATTAGTCCTGTAGGGCCTGTCATTGGTTGAACTCCGCAAATGTCGTATGCAACGAGATTTGGCATAGCACGTCTTACTAGGGAGATTAAAATCGGATCCCAGTTAGAAATACCTGTTCCAGTAGCATTTAAAGGTGCAGCTTCTTGTAGTTGTTGTTCCTGTAGAGCAACTTCTTGGTTTTCAAGAATAACTGCAGTGACAGCACGTTTGTAGTTGTCTTCGATTTTTGGCAAATCGGAGTGTTCTAGAATCGGACTCCACTTTTCTTGTAAGTTTTCTGATAAAAACATTTTATTTTTCCTTTAAAATTAAAACTTAACCTAATGGTTTAAGTTTTGTTATTGCTGATGAGTACTTGGACATTGATGGGTCAAGAACTTTCTCTGTTTTTTCAACTTCGAATGAACCTTCACCTTCTTGTACAAGTGTCTCTTCCACTATTTTTTCACCGTCTGCAGGAAAGTAAGCTGATGTGATTTCTGCAATCTTCTCTTGGAAGTCTGCTTCGTCTTTGTAGTCTACTCCTTCAGCAAGTGAAGATAGTTTCTCTTTTTGTGATTCTGTCAAACCGTTTCCAGCATCTTTAATCACGTTTACTCTCTTGAGAGTTTCTAACTCTTCAGTGATGTCCATATTTCTATTTACTTCACCGTCAAGTTTTACTTCCATCTCATCGAGACGATTTGCGAGTTCATCAATCACTGAGTACTTCTCTTCAGGAACGTCAACATAATGTTCTACGAACAATGTTTTCAATCCTTCAATAAAGTTTTCAGTCATTTCAGACCTCAATCCTCTTTCGATAGCAAGTTCGTTCTCTTTGACCCACTCTTCAGCGGTGTAAGATAAGTACTTGTCTACGGCTTCTGCAAGGTCTTCCTTAACAGTCGCAACAGTGGACTTTAGTTCTTCTTGATACTGAGCATCAAGAGATTCTTTAACTTCTGCAACCTTTGAGGTTACAGCAGCTTTAAAAATTGTTTTAGCTTTTTCTGCATTTTCTTCAGAAAGGTCTAATGCTTCTGAAATTGCTGATAGGTCGTCATCTATTTCAATTTCAACTAAAGATGATTCTAGGTCTGCAGTTAATTCTTCTTCAACTGATTCTTCAGTTGTTTCTTCTTTAACTTCTTCCTCTTCTTCTTCTTTACCTTTCATTTTTGACCATGCTTCTGCAACATCTTCTTCAGACATTGCTTTTAGTGATTCAACTACTTTTCTAGCAACTTCAGCTTTTGTCAAACTTTCGTCAACCTCATCTTCTGATACTGTTCCCAGTACTGATGTGATTTCTTCCTTAGTCATTTCCTTCATATTGTTGACGATAGCTTTGATAGATTCCATTTTTGAAGATTTGACTTCGTCTTTTTTAGACTCTTCTTCATCTTCTGAAACTTTCTTCAGTTTAGGTTGACTGTCACCTTTTCCAGCATTCTTTTGCTGTGCATCACCACTTACTGGTTTCACATTTTCTGCTTTCTTTTGTGCATCAACTGCTTTGTCAACAGGATTTTCTTCAGGTTTGACGACTTCAACTTTACCTTGACCAATAGTCTCGGCATCAGATGAACCTTGTTTGACTGGCTTCGCGTCACCTTTTTCAGACTTAGAGTCAGGCTGTTGACCTTCGTCCAAATCAAGTGCAGTTTCAACAACTGCGTCTAGGTTATTTTCTAACTCTGTCATGTTTTTCTCCTGTTTGAGTTTACTTATTTATTTATATGTTAAAGACTCTCAACGAACCTTTTCCATAGATTTAACTTAGTTTCTTCTAATTTATTTAATTTAGCAGTTTTTAAAGTCTTCTGCATATCTTCGACTTGCATGGCAGTAAGTATACCGTTCTGATATACCCATTCTACCCCTTCCATGATTCCTTCAACAAATGCTTCAGGAGCAGACGGGTCTGCAACGATATCACCTGCAGTTGCAAGTTGAAAATCGTCTTTTACATACTGAGCATTACCTTTTTGTTCTAGTGAACCTAGACCTCTAGATGATACTCCTAATTTAGCACCGTCATCGATTAAATTTTTGACAATTTGACCGTTTGGTGTGCTTAAAATCTTTGCTTTACCAACATAATTCTTACCTTCTAGTGTAAGTGATTGGATTAAATGAGACACTTTATCCAAGTTGATTGTTGGGCCTTCAGGATGTCCTAGTTCACCGAATGCACGGTCTTTCTCTACGAACTCCTTAACATAACGGTCTACTTCTTTTTGCATAACCTCTTTAGGATACACTCTACCGTTTCTATTTTTGATATCAGACTGCATAAAGATACCTTCAATAAAGTAATCTTTCTTACCGTTTTCTTTAGATTCGGTAATTATAGGTGATATTGTTTCATTAAATTCAGATATTAATTTCATTTATTATTTCCTCGATTGAGATATCTAATTCTTCACCCATATTTTTCATAATTTGTTTGATATCTTTAAATTCTTTTTCTGCAGTTTTTAAATCCTTATACTTTTCAGTACCAGTAAAATCTCTACCATCAACAAATACTGCGACTTTTCCTTTCACTTGTGAGTATACTATGTCAACGGGTTTACCATTAACCTTTTCTGTCTCTCTCTTCAGTTCTTTATGACCACTAGGAAGTTTAAACCCCTTAGCTTCATTAAGTTCTTCAGATATACTCTTCCAAGTTTTCATTAGTCTTCCTTTCTGTCCATCCAGTCAACTTGAAGTTCTACTCTTTTCATATCTACAACTTCAGCAGTTTTTTGTTTTACACCATCGTGTATTTGGTCTTTTGCATCGTTAAGTTTACCACTCTCGATACTACTAACTATTTCTTTTGCTATTTCACTACTCATTATTTATCTCCTTCTATTTGGTTCGAATCGTAAAAACCATCACTATCATCGTCTCCAACACCTGCATCCTTGTCTGCTTTCATTTGTGCATCCATATTTGCAATTTCATCTTCTGTTTGTCTTAGTATATACTTTCTAACATATTCGTTAGAGAAGTATTTTCCAACATACTCTGATGCAGTGGAAAGTGTATCCAATCTCTCTTTCAGTATTTCTTGGTCTTTCAATTCTGTAAAGTGATTGTCCGTTGCAAAATCATACTGTATATAATCTTTTACTTTATCAAACTCTTCTGCAGTCACAATTTCCTTTAGGATTAATTGTGTTCTCAAAATGTCTGTAAAGACTCTAGCAAACTTCTTTTGAAGTCTGTTAGTGAACTTATTAAACTTAAGTTCATCTCTTGTTATCTCAGAAGAACGACCCATATTGAATCCGTTATCTGACTCCATTCTACTGAATGGAATGTTAAGAGATTGATATAACTTCTTCTTGAAGTATTCTATATCATCTATCTCTGAAAGATTTTGTCCACCAGGCAGTGTTTCTATCTCTGTTCCTCTACCACCTTCTCTTCTAGGTAACCAAAAATCTTCTAACATCGACATGTGTTTTCTGTCGTCTTTAATCTCACCTGTATCTGCATTGTAAATAAGTTTATTTTTGTACTTATTCATTACATCTGCAAGATACTGTTCTGCTTTAGCTTTAGGAAGATTACCTACATCTATGTAGAATATTCTTCTTTCAGGAGCTCTTGATATTCTGTAAATAACAAGTGCATCTTCCATCATTGACAACTGGTTAGAAGTCTTTAATGCTTTATGCAAGTATCCTATAACTACATTCTTAGTGTAGTCTAACAGTCCTGAAGTTGTATATGTGACAGCTTCGGGAGCTATTCTAACAGTATTACCTTCTGCGGCACCACCGTCTTGAAATCCTTTGTCATTAAATAAGAAGAACTCTTCTACCTTATTAATAACATCTACATTAGTTTTCGGGTCTTTCTTCTTGTCAACATTTCTTATTTTCTTAATTCTAAGAGGGTCAACATTTCTTAAATCCACGATACCTAATTTAGGTCGTTTGCCATCAACAACCTTATGGAAGTATATTCTTCCATCAACGTACCATTTTCTGAATAATTCGTGAGAGTTCTGATTGAACTTCATCATAGATAAGATGTGATAAAACTCTTCTTGGAGCTTGTTCTTGATTCCATTTGAGAGTTTAACATCTCTAAGGTCAAGTGATACAATCTTATCTGAACTATCCGATGTGATACATTCATTAACAATATCTTCGATTGCACTATCACACTCGGGTATCAGTGATATTTCACGATACCTTGAGATGAGGGTGGACTCGTTTTTAATTCCACCTTCCATATCGACATAGGTACCGAAAGCACCACCCGATATGAATCCACCTTGTTGTGTTTGAATGACAGGAGTACCGTCATCCTCAACAGGTGGTACAAAAGACTGCTGTTTACCTATTGCAGTCGTTTGTCTTAGTTCATCCTTTTTACGGGATATTTCAAATCCAAATATTTCCATAACTATATTTATAACACCTTCACGGCACTATATTTCACTATAAGTGTCTTAAATTACTCTTTCCCAGTGAGAAAATTCAAAAGTAACATCAAACTTTTCAAGTTCGTTTTCAGTTCCGTAATCTAATGCAATCTCTCCGATTGTTGATGGGAACATGTTAAAGAATTCATATCTCGCAAGGACTGAGTCATCTTTGTGTAATTGTTCTACGAAACCACGAGACAATAGGTAATCTGTAGTTGTTGAACCC